CAATCTCTTCGCTTTCGAGCTGGGTCGAGTTGAGCAGCGGCTCGACCAGGTTGCTGATGCCCGCCGCCGTGCAACGCTGGGTGATCATCAGTGCCAACTTGGCCGAATCGACCACCACCGGCACTAATGGCGGATCGATCGGCTCCAGCTCCGGATCCGGCTCGGGTGGCTCGTCGAGCTGAGCCAGCAGTTCAGCCGGTGCATGCTGGTAACGCTGCAGCACACCACCTTGGCCGAGACAGGCCTTAACCTTGATGCCGTCGCCAATTTCATCGGCTAGCCCCAGTGCCAGAGCTTCATTGGCGGTCAACCAGGTTTCAGCGGCGACCAGCCGCCGCAACTCGGCCTCATCAATGTTCGGTGCCTTCGCCTTGTAGGCCGCGATGATGGCTTCCATCGTCTGGTCAAGGACGTCAGCCACCTTACGGAAATCTTCGGCGTCACCCGCCGCGTAGGTCCAGGGGTTATGGATCATCAGTATCGCGCTTTCGGCGATGACGACCTTGTGCGCGCCGCACACCGCCACGCTGGCCGCACTGGCGGCCAAGGCATCAATTCGCCCGGTACACCGCGCGCCCAAGCGCCTCAACGCATTGTGCATGGCCAAGCCGTCGAACAGGTCCCCACCAACGCTGTTGAACGCGGCGATCACCTCCGAGACGCCATCGTCCATGGCGCGCAGGTCCTGTACAAATTGATTGGCGGTGATCCCCCAGGCGCCGATCTCGCCGTAGACGAAGACTTCGATCACACGCTCGACAGCCTCCCCGCTGGCTTGCACGGCGTACCAGGTTTTGTCCTGCACCTGCACCTGCTTGCCTGCGCGGTTGTAAATGCGCGGGCGCGCTTTCTTGCTCATGATTGCTCCTTGTTGTCGTCGTTGGTGACGACGGCGTCGAGAGTGTTGTAATTAAGGCCAAGGGTCGTGGCTCGTTGCAGATCAGCAGCGTTTTCCGCATCGACCGTTTCCGCGTCATAGCCGGTGCGCAGCACCATCTCGCTGCGTGAAGCGAAGCCCGCCTGTACTTCCATCCGCCGCGCCTGTACGTCCTGTACGGGCTGGATGTAGGCCCAACCTTGCGGCACCCAACGAGTACGCAGGTATTCACGGCGCCGCTGGGTGTAGTCCTCCAGCACCAGCACACCCGACAATACGGCCATGTCCATCCAGGCAGCCCGCACTGGGCGGCAGAGTTGGTGCACGTAGACACCGAATTGCAGCTGCTCAAGCCGACGCCGAAACTCGTTGAGCACCACACGCAGCGCCCGGTCGTTGACCTCGCGCATGTCGCCGGTGAGGATCTCGTAAGGCGTGCCCGTCCCCGCCGCCGCAGCCATCAGCTGCTGCCGCATGAAGTCTGGATAGTTGTTGCCCGCATCCGGCGGCTTGGAGAATTCGACTTCTTCACCCGGTCCCAACTCCTGCATGGTGCCGGGCTCCAGCGCGACCATAGGCGTGAAGCCGTCACGATCCAGACTGAGCAACTGGCCGGTGACCGGGTCTCGGGGCGGCGGTCCAGAGTCCGGTGCCGGTCGACTGATGAAGCCGGCAAACAGGTTGGCCACCTCTTGGCGAAACAACACCGCGTCGTCGTAATTGTCGAGACTGCGCAGACGCTTCAGCACTGGCGATAATCGCGGCACGCCGCGCAGCTGGCCAGGCTCGACCGGCTCGAAGATATGCAGCACCTGATCGGCCGGCACGCGCACCAACTGGTTGTAACCGGCGTTCAGCGACGAGGCATCGCGCGGATGCGACAGGTACATCCAGTACGCCACCCGCTTGCCACCCGGCGTGAACTCAATACCGGCGCGGATGATGTTGCCGGTTTTGGTGGTTTCAAATTTGTCGTGCGGCACGAACTCCGGTGCCAGTATCTGCAGCTGTAACGGTACCGCGAGACCTTCGTCCAGGCCCCGCGGCCGCAACCGGATGAAACACTCACCCGAGGTTTCGACCGTGCGAGCCGCCAGCGCTTGCTGACCATAGAAGTCGGTACGCTCATCGGCGTCCGACTCATCGACCCAGTCTTCCCAGAGTTCCTGCAGCAGCTTGCGCAGTGCTTCGTCGTCGGTTTTCGGTCGCGGCGTGATGCCGGTACCGATCAAATTACTGACGCGTTTGTCGATCACGTTGAAGGCATACGGGTCGTTGCGAACCGCTGCCCGGGAGCGCGAACGCAGATTACGCAGTGCCGGAGTGTTGATGCTGTTGACCCCGTTGTCGGGAGCATCCCAGCCAGTGGATCGACGGCCCTCTCCGGCGCCTTCGTAACTGGCCTTGATGTTCGACGGCAACACGAATCCGTTACGGGTGAGCGTCGGATAGTGGCGGGCCATTAGAGTCCTTTGCCTCCGTGGGTCAACCGAACCACCCGCGAGCGCGGCCCAGCTGAGTTGACCAGCGAAGTGCGGATCTGATCGCGCGCCTTGAGCAGTTCGTCGATGGTGCGGTATTCCACGGTACGGTCGGTGTAGCGCACGACTTTTTCACCACGTGCGATAGCCGCCTCAACCGCGTCGAGGTGCTTCTGGGTAAAGGACATATCAACGTCTCTTCAGATAACCGCTGGTGGAGCTGCGGCGTTGAGGTGGCGGTACTGCCGATCGCAATGGCACGATCGGAGCAGTAGGTTGTGGAGCCGATTGCGGTGCAGCAACCGGTGTTGCTGGTCCGGTGACACGTTCGCCTTGAACAGGCTTGATGCCCAATGCGTCGTCGAACAGACCAGACTGCGCCAGGGACTGACGCACGCGCTCCCAGTCGTGTTCCTTGTAACGGTTGAGGCCCAGGTAATGCGCCATGGCCAGGCAATACACCATCAAGTCGAGTGCTTCGTTACGCTCAGCCTTACCCTTGACCCACTCAATGCGCTTGTGTCCGCGTATATAGCGCGCAACCTTGCGCTCCGCGACGCACTGGTCGAAGAAATCGTCCGGCAGGTCATTGGCAAAGTGCAGCGCACCCGGGCCAGATTCGAACGGGTAGCGGTTGTAGATCCAGTCCTTGGCCGTGTCGGTACCGACGAACCACAGCTCGGCGCCGTTGCGTTCGGTCTGACCTTTCCAGGTCACGTCGACCATCGACGGGCGTTGAGCAATCACCGGCTTGCCGGGCTTGCTCGCCCCCTTGATGGCGAACACGTTGCGCCAGCGGCGTACGCGGCAGAACTGGTAGACCTCATCGGTGTGGTGACCGCCGGAGTCGACGGCCACCGCGAGAATGCCAAGGCTGACACCGCACGGATGGCGATATTTGGCCTTGAGCAATTCGTCCAAGGCCGCCCAGGTGCGTTCGTCTGCGGGATCACCCGAGACCACCTGGTAATCCACGACCCAGCGCTCCATGCCGACGCCCCAGCCCATGGCCATGAATTCCAGGCGGTTGGCCTGGACGTCGACGGAGCCGGTAATCATCAGCACCGCCGCCGGCAGTGAGCCGAGGGTGAAGCCTTCCAATCGCGCCCGCTTTCTAAGCTCATCGGCTTTGGTTTGCTCTTGTGCGCTGTCCCAGACCTTTGCCAGACGGGTGTTGTAAAACACCTGCATCGGTTCTAGATCACCTTTGAGCTGGGCCTTCTTGGCCTTCTCGAATTGCTTGGCCAGCGACTTCCAATCCATCCAGCCGAGCGGCGAATACAACGCGTTGAGGTGGAAGCCCACTGTCTCACCATCGCCTTCGGCATGGGCACGCCATTCACCTTTGGCGAGCATTTCGCCCTTGTGGTACTCCTCGATCAGTACGTCGCACTCGGGCCCGGCGCACTGGTAATGCACAACACTGAAGTCCTTCGAGTAATGCAGTCGTTCCCACTCCAAAGTCTGCATGTGCCCACAGGTCGGGCATGGCACGTAGTAATAACGCTGATCGCTGCCCTCGAACAGGTCGGAGATCCGCGAGGCGCCCTTGATCGTCGGCGAGCTGGAGAAGTAGAACTTGGCGTTACGGCCGAAGGTACTGCCCCGGGTTTCCGCCAGCTCGATGGGGTCGCCCTCCTCACCGATGTCCACTTCCCAGCGGTCGATTTCATCGCCGTAAACATAGCGTGCCGACAGCTCCGAAAGGTTGGCCGCAGAACCGGCGGTGGTGACGTACAGCGAACCACCCTCGAACTCCTTGGTGTCCATGGTGTTACGTGAGTCTCGTGAACGGCTAGACGCCACCCGTTCACGCAGCACCGGGGTCGCCTTAATGGTTTTGCCGATCCGAGATGACACCCGCTTGGCCAGGCCGAGGCTCGGCAACAAGGTCAAGATGTTCGACGGCGCCATGTGTATGAGGCCGCCGATCCAGTTCAAGGCGATCTGGGTTTTCATCAACTGCGAGGCGACCATGGTGATCACGCGTTTGCAGGGGTGAGCTGGCGACAGGCAGCGCATCGGCTCGCGGGCGTATGGCGTGCGAGACGTGCGGTATTGGCCAGGCTCAGCGGCACCGGTGTCACGCGGGATACGCATGTACTCGTCAGCCCACTCATCGACCCAGACATCTGGATCAGGATGCAGCCCACGAAAATACGCCTCCCGGTACACCTCAGCACCGTCAGGGATTTCCGTGGGCATAGGTTTAACTCGTGGTCAGGGCGTGCTCAAGATCCGCCGAGGACAAGCGTTCTGCATCCTCAAGCGAGCGACGGATAGCGGCCGTCAGGTGCTTTTCGATTTGCCAGGGGTCGGTCATGACTGCAAGTTCCGGTGCCAGTTGAGGGGGCATACCCAGCAGTTGATCCCGCAACAGGCGGCCTGCGTTGAAGGCGCCGGTTTCCACCGCGATACGCTCGACCAAGGTGCCCTGCTGTTTGTGGAAGTTGGCTTGCTCTTGCAGGGCCAGGTAGTGCTCGCGCAGAGCCCGAGACTTTTGGAAGTCCACCGCCTGCCCGACTTGCGGCACCGCAGGTTCTTCGACGGCGATTTCAGCCTCCTTTTGAAGGCGAAGCCGTTCGTGTCGGTTGGCGACAGCGGCTTTGCTTGGGTCGGCAGACTCGGCCAGCAGGGCTTCGGTGGCTTCCAGCTCCACCTTGCCATCCTCAGTCAGCACCAATCGATCCTGATTGGCCAACTTGGAAACATACGATTTAGCCCACCCACGCCGTGCCGCAAACTCCGTTTTGCTGATTACAGTCATGATGGAATGTCCTGTTCACCTAATGAATACGGGGGGTTCACCTGTTCACCCCAGTTCACTAAGCTGGTGAACTGTCCGCTAACACTTTCCCGCGGGTTTCCGACCCCGTACCCCCGGAAGGCCCCCAGGGTCCCCGGCAGTTTTCGGCGCCCCAAAACGGTGCATCACCCCTGCTCGCCACCTGCGGGTGGCACTTCGCAGACGCCCAGTCGCTTGGCAGCCCAGCGCTCGTACAACCCGATGGCAACATCGGCCCCCGCCATCGCGGTCAGGCAGCCCATCGCTGATGCGGTCCAGATCGAAACCCCAGCGGCGTGCAACAACATCATGGTGGACAGCCCGCAACCAACGCAGGCACCGGACCGCAACGCCAAGCGCCGCAACAATGCCCAGCCCCGCGCCCCGTCCTTATCGGCTCGCCACATTTCACCAGAAACACCGCCAACCAGAGCCAGGGCGATCACTAACCAAATCGGCATGTCTGCCAGCGCTTGCTGCTCGTTCGTCATCGCCCTACTCCATAAACGCAAAAACCCGGCGCAATGGCCGGGTTTGGTGTGTGGTGCCTGCCGCTCTCTGCGGTCGCACCTATCGAAGATGACTACTTTTTACAGGTGGATTCTCATGGCAGCAACCCCACTTTAATGCCACCCGGTGAATATGTGGGGAACGCAGGGTGAACGCCTAGGCAATGTCGGTGAATACACCACCTCGGCTATCTGTTGCTGTGGCGTTGTCCCAGCTGTCCCACCTTTCAGAATCGAAGCGGGACGCCTGAGAGCGCCTAAATTCGGGGCTTTGCCCCACTGTCCTACTTTTCTATCTTCTTTCTCGTGTAAAGGAAGAAATTGAATAACACGCGTGCGCGCCACAGGCGCGTGCTGGTGTCCGCTGCGCTCACATGGGCGGGGCGCTCCAGCAGGCGGGACGGTGGGACAGCCCAACAACAACGCGGCCCGCGCTTGTCCCACTACGTTAAAACGCAGTGGGACAAGGTGGGCCAGTGGGACAACAAGTGCCGGAGTCGTGCCTGGGGTCACGCAGCCTTCCCCATCAACATGCCTTCGATGTGTACGTGGGCATCGTGCAAGCGGCGGTAGTACGTCGGCGCACTGCATCCGCAATGCAGCGTCTTCTGCGACAAAAAGCTTTCATGGTTGCAGTAGTGCTCCATCACCACCAAAGCCAGTTCTGGGGCCAGGTGTTTGTTCACAATCAACTCGATATCGGCCGACTCATCCAGCAGCACCCGACTGCCGCGAGTTCCACGAATCAGCTCCCCTTTGCACTCCATCAACATGGCGATCATGTTGCCGCCGCCTAACTCTGAACTGCCCTCGTGTTGGCTGTGCAGATCCTCAGCCCAGAGCTTGAGCATCTCGTCGATTCGCTTAATCAAAGCAAGGCTCCTCGAACGCTTCGCGCTGCAATGCCGAGGTACCGCCCCAACCTGCCGGCTTCTTGTAGGCCCACGGACGCTGCCCACTCTTCACCAGCGCCGGCATGCGGGTACGCCGCCAGCCCAGCCTGTGCATGATCGCCCCCACTCGCATCTGCTCGGGTTTACCCCAGTGCCCGGCGTCAAGCTTCAGCGGACCAGACAGCACCTCACTGCCGGTGGTGGTTTCACCGATCTGCGACTCCTCCAACCAGGTCAGGATTGGCCCTTCCCACTCATCCACCACAAAGCGCTCATCCTGTGCCTCGGCAAACATCGGGGCTTCATCAGGTGTCACCCACCAGATGTCGCCCGCCTCGTAGCAGAACATCGCCTCAGCCCAGAGCTGGTCGCGGATCTCGCGCAATTTCTCCAGGTCGACCTTGGTACAGGCGACTGGCCAATAACGCCGGTTACCGGTGGCGTCCTTGAGGTATTCGTCCTGGTTGGTCGTACCCACGAACACACACTGGCGTGGCACGTCGTTCGTTCTGCGGCCGTAGCTCTCGCGGTAGGTGTCGGTGGACGCCGAGAAGAACTGCTTGGCCTTGGTGCTTTCAGCTTTGTTGAAACTGTCCAGCTCCCCCAACTCGACGATCCACTTGCCACGGATCGCCTGAAACCCATCCTTGTCGCCCAAGGCGAAAGGCGTGTCCATAAACCATTCGCCACCGAGGATGCTCATTGCTGTCGATTTACCAGCGCCCTGTGCGCCTTCAAGGATCATCACCGAGTCAGCCTTGCAGCCGGGCCTCATCACCCGCCCCACTGCCGAGAGCATCCAACGCTTGCCGACCTTGGCCGAGTAGTCGCTGGCCTGAACGCCCATGACATCGGTCAGCCAACTTTCCAGCCGAGGCACCCGGTCCCATTCAAGTTTATTCAGGTACTCCCGCACTGGATGAAACGCATGGTCATGGGCAACGACGCTCACCGCCTCGATCACTTGAGTCGACTTCACCCGCAGGTTGTATTGCTGCGCGAGCCACTTCATCACCCGGACGTCATCGATGTCAGCCCAGTCCCCAGTACCGCCGCCATAAGGCGCAGACCGTAGCTTGACGATCTTGGAACTGAAGGCGCTGTAGCTGATGACTCCGGCCCAGCGTTCGTCGTTTCCGAGGATCAGTTCGACATTCTGCATGTGCGCGATCAAGGCGCCGTTTTCAGTGCGGGCCAACTGATCTTTCCACCCCCCCGCCGCCGGTGGCTTGACCACCGCCAGCACCTGACGCCGGACCGCATCCAGGCCTTCGGCAACATGCAGGTCGTTGAAGTCGGTCCACTTGTCTTCCCGCTCACCAGAGAAGATCGGCGCAACAACCTGACCGCCAACGATCAATGCGGCGTTGTTCGCCTTTTCTTCACCGGGATTCCAAGGCGTGCCATTAGGGCGCTTGGTCTTCCAGTCATCATCGCGGCAGAGGATCAATGGGCAACCCGGAAAGCGCTCGCGCATGGCCTTGCAGATCACCAGCAAGTTGCCCGCGTCGAATGCGATGGCCACGGTCAGCGAGGTCGCCATGTGTAGGCTTGCGCCGGTGGCGTAGCCCTCACATACCAGCACCGGCTCGCCCGGTTCAGGGTGAGGTCCGACCAGGTGAAAGGCGCCCTCTTTCGACATGCCGTAGGGCCAGTAGGATTTGTCCCGACCGGTGTCTTCCTGTTTGGTAGGAAACACCACCTGCAGGCCGACGATCTGGTCCCGCACGTTGCACATAGGCACCAAAAACGCGCCCGTGCGCGGCGCGTAACGAACACCAAAACCGACGATTTGCTTGCGAGCCAGATAATCGCTGCGGCCCTTCTCGGGCATGCGTTTGAACAAACCCGCCGCCCGGTTTGCCGCTCGACGTGCTGCGTTGGCCGCGATCTCGGCGGCACGGCGCTTGGCGTCTTCCTGCCGAGCGCGCATGACCTCACGCTCTTCGGGGGACATCCGCCCGGCCTTGACCTTGATCTTCTGCGACTCGCCCGAACGCCAGTCACCGAAACTGCCGAAGATCAGCGTTTCGTTTTTCTCGGTCCGATGTTCATGGACGACGTACCAACCGTTTTTTTCCTTGCCCTTGTCCTGCGAAGTCTTGCACCGGGTCAGCTTGCCGAAAGTCAGCGGCTGCTCAGGCTCAAGGCCATAGTCTGCGAATTGCCCCAAAACCTCATCGAGCATAACCAGCCTCCCAGATCTCATCGGTCTCTTGGCAACTCACGCACTGTGTGCAGCCCGGGACAGCAAGGCGACGTCCCTCAGGGATAGGGCTGTCACAGTTTTCGCAGAAGTTAAATGAATGCGCCGCCAAAGCGGGCTTGGCGGCGTTCCGTGCAGCAAGCGCCTGATCAAGACGCTCCTGGACCAGGTCATTAGCAAAGTCGGCAATGTCAGCCACGGTCGACACCCCGCGTTGTCTGATTGACATAGGTAGCGCGGTTGAACATCCCCAGCAGTCCCTGAATACCGCGAAACACCTGCAGGCGGATCGCGGCCAGTTCGTGGTCACTGACCACGCCGTCACCAATGCTCTTAGCCCATGTATCAGCCAAGTCAGCTACTTGCCGAAAGTACTCAGCAATGCCGGTGGTCAAGGTTTCAGGCATGTCGTTGGTGTACGCCTCGGCCAATTCCTGCCAGGTCGTATCCCCCACCAACGCGTGTACCGCATCCAGAATGCGGCGGTCCTTGGTCAGCTCCAGGATCTCGCCAAACTCCTGAATATTGACCGTGTGGCTTGGGTGCGTTGGAGACAGCTTGTGCTGCAGCGTGGTGGCGTTTCTGCCGGTGGTGGCGGCAATTGCAGCGGCGCCGCCGGGATAGTCCCGAGCAGCATGGTAAAGCGCTAGGTCGAGGGGCAGGATTTCCCGCTGCGCCCGTTCTACAGAACTCAG